GCCTATGGCGGGGTGAAGGCAGGATTAAATGGGGCTAAACAGTCCCTCGCTCAAATTGAGCGCACTGTAAACCGTATTGGAACAAAGGTGGATACACATGGGGAAAGGCTCGCGTCAGTCGAAGCAGAGACGGCAAACCTCAAAGAACGAATCTCAGACAGAAACAACTAACGAGGAAAAGGTGCCGCTAACTGTGGAGCAAGCAGAGATCTTTAAGCAGTTAATTCAAGAAGCTAATCAAGCACAGGCTCAGTTGAACTTTGCCATTGCTTCTGCCGGGTTGTCCGGCCAAGTAATTATAGGTGGACACTTAGATGGAGGGGAGCCGTACCTTACCGTTCAAAAAAACGCTGAGGCATAATGGCGATAACCTACCGTGGCGAAAAGTTTTCAGGGTACAACAAACCAAAGCGTACCCCTAACGCTAAGAAATCGCATGCTGTCCTTGCTAAAGAAGGAGAGAAGGTCAGGCTAATACGGTTTGGTCAGCAGGGTGTTAGTGGTGCAGGGGCAAACCCTAAGACCAAAAAAGGTAAGGCGCGTCAAAAAAGTTTTAAGGCGCGACACGGCAAGAACATAAAAAAGGGGAAAATGAGCGCGGCCTACTGGGCCGATAAAGTTAAGTGGTAGGCATATGGCTACAGTAGATCCCTTACGGTATCGCACAAACGGCGATGATCCTGAAATAGACCCGCGCCTGTTAGAACAGGTGATGGACACCCTTACCACGGCACAGCGCACAAGAGATGGGTACACAACCCCTGCTGACTCTGTGTATTCGGTGGTTGGCAGATCACCAAGCATGGGTATAGCTAGACGGATGGCCCAAGCAATGATGCGTCGGAAGTTAGCGTTACATGAAGCTGAAGATAATCTTGTCCAAGAAGACCTGCGCCATTCTGGCTTAGCTCGATTGACCGGCGACGTGCGACAAGCAGAGGATAACCCTTCTCTTTTTGAATTTGTTCAGTACTACTCTCCTGATATGAGGAGACAACTTATGGCTAAGATGTTTGGCACAGAAGGTCGTGCCTCTGGTGGCATATTAAACCTTTTGCAAAGGTAGACGTATGCCTTTTACGAAGATATCCCCTGAAGCCGGACTGGTTACTGACGGCACTAGGTATAGTGCTAAGGGTAGCTGGTTTGATTCTGACAAGGTACGCTTTCGTAAAGGCTTTGCAGAAAAGATTGGCGGTTGGGCACGGTACGTTACGAGCAGATATGTAGGCATAAGCCGTAAGATACATGACTGGGTAACTGACTCTGGAAACGCTTACATCGGCGTAGGAACGACCAACAACCTATACGTCAACCAAGGCAGCACCTACCACGACATAACACCGCTTCGTTCTTCAGTAACTCTTGGCACAAACCCAATAGCAACGGTAGACGAAACTGCTGTGGTTACGATTAGCCACACATCCCACGGAGCAGTAATTGGCGACTATGTCACCATAGCTAGTGCAACTGCGACGGGTGGCATTGGAACAAGTTCGCTTAATACTGAGCATCGCATTGTTGCCTTAGGAGCCCCGGACGGTAGCAACCCTGACGACAAGTACCGCATTGTGTGTAATGCGCAAGCTACTTCGACTGTATCGGCGGGTGGGGGAACTAGTGCAACGGCGGCATACCAAATTAATGTAGGCTTAGATGAGTATGTTAGAGCATCGGGCTGGAGTTCAGGCACTTGGGGTGCAGGAACTTGGGGGTCTGCATCAGGAATTGGTCAGGCAAGCCAGCTACGTCTCTGGTCTATAGACAACTTTGGTGACGACATGCTTGCATGTGTGCGTCAAGGAAATGTCTTTTACTGGGACGAGAGTGATGGCACAGGCACTCGTGCTGTAGCGTTAAGCGACCGCACTAGGCGCACGATTACGTTGGCCGGATCAACACCAATAGCTGTTACTAACACGTCTAGCATAATTACGGTTACAGACAAAGGTGGTCATGGCGCAGGCGTGGGGGACAAGGTCACGTTCTCAGGTGCAGCCGATGTTGGTGGCGTACTTGCTGCAAGCATTAACAAAGAACACACCATTGCCAGCACACCCACCAAGACAACTTTTACAGTTGACACTGGTGACGCGGCCTCAAGCACGACTACTGGTGGTGGAAGCAGTGTCGTAGCGACATACAAGGCCGGGGTCTACTATACGCCAGTTGCTGCACTACAGGTCATGATGTCGGATGTAGCTAGGCATGTTATCTGTTTCGGGTGCAACCCAATAGGATCCACGACCATTAATCCATTGTTTGTCAGATGGTCTACTTCTGAAAATGCTGCTCAGTGGCAACCACTATCTACAAACAGTGCAGGTGGTCAGGAGCTATCATCGGGGTCAGAGATCATAGGTGCGTTAATGACGCGCCAAGAAATCCTAATCTTTACGGACGTTGGCATACAGTCCATGAGATATGTAGGTAGTCCGTTTTACTTCTCGTTTACGGAAGCAGCAAGGGGGATGTCTATGGTGTCTCCTAACGCAGCGGTAAACGCTAACGGAAGAGTTTTCTTCATGGACCGGGGGTCTTTCTACAGCTATACAGGAACAGCACAAAAGCTGTCGTGTCCGGTTTTGAGCACAGTGTTTGATGACTTTGACGAGGAACAAGCGTTTAAGGTTACCGCAGGATCGAACCCTGATTTTGGTGAGGTAATATGGATGTACCCATCCAAATCAGGTAACGGAGAAAACGACCGCTACGTCATATACAACTACGAGTCAGACATATGGTACTATGGCACACTTGAGCGCGGGACGTGGAATCACGCGGCCACAAAGGTATATCCATTAGCGTCTACGATTTACAACCAAGATTTGGGTGAAAACCCTATTACTACTACGACAGACGCAACAAGCAATGTGACTGTTACAGCAACTGCTCACGGGCTAATTGCTGGAGACACGTTCCGCTTAACAGGAGCGTCTGCTACGGGTGGATTAGAAGCGGTGCTTTTAAACAACGAGCACACGGTGGTCTCAGTAACCGATGACACTATTGTGTTTACGATAGCAGACACAGCCACTGCGGAAACTGCGGGTGGTGGATCCGTTACCCTAATTAAATCGAACGTGCTCTACAACCACGAGAGTGGGCATGACGACGATGGGTCCGCAATGACGGCCTACATTGAGACCGGAGACATGGACCTAGGTGAGGGCGATCAAGTGTGGGCAATTAACCGCGTAATACCAGACCTAGTGTTCAGAGACGCTCAGTCTACTGATGAAGTCACAATCAGCTTAAACGGACACAACTTTCCCGGTGACGCACAGTCATCATTAACCTCAGCCGCCATCACGTCTAGCACAGGGCAAGCCTTTGTACGCGCTAGGGCCAGACAGGTATCTATGAAAGTAGAGAGCACGGGTGCGGGATACGGCTGGCGTCTAGGCTATGTAAGGCTAGATGGCAGAACAGACGGGAGACGGTAATGGCTTTAAAACGATATCGCTCACTTAATGATGCGCCTGCGGAATATGAAGCTTTTGATGAAAGTATGTCGCGCAGGACTATCGAACAAAACTTTGATGATGTTAGTAGCGATATCAACTCAGTGAAAACACAAACGGATAAAGATAGCTCTCTGTCATTGCGTAAGTATCAATTCTTATTGCTAGGAGCTAGTAATGGCTGATACATTAAAGGTACTGGGACAAGCGGCTCCTTCAGATACCAATGAAGCCACACTGTACACCGTGCCTGAAGACACGGTTACTACGGTGAGTTCGATTGTCGCCTGCAACCTCACAGGTAACACGCCGACGTTTAGAATCGCCGTGAGACCTGAAGGGGCTACCGTAGCAAATGAGCACTACATTTACTACGACAAGGCGATGACCGCTAACGATTCTGTTTTCACAATCATCGGCATCACCTTGAGTGATAACGATGTAGTCTCTGTCAGATCTTCTGCGGCAGACGAAATAGCGTTTAGCATATTTGGTGTGGAGACAAGCTAAGATGGCAATAGGTTTTCAGGGCTACAGAGGCATGCAGCAGATGCAACCCATGGGTATGGGTGGCATGCGCCGTGGAGGCATCGGTGGCCTTAGAGGCAACCTGCGCCAAGGCTTTAACCCGATGCAGATGGGGATGCAGGCACCACAAGGCATGATGCCCCCTCAGCAGTTTGCAATGCCGCAGGGCAGAGGGGCGATGCGCCAAGGCTTCAATCCAATGCAAATGGGGATGCCTGCACCAGCAGCCATGACGCTTGCTTCTCCAATGCAACCGCGACCGCAGCAGGTGACGCGGCTTCAAGATCAGGTTGGAATGCCGCTGCAACAAATGATGCCACAGGAACAAGCTCTTCAAGCTCGACGCCTTGCACCGCAACAGTTTGGGCCTATGGGCGGGCCGGGCTTTGCCCAACCGCTATCTCCGCCACCGTCTCAGCAGCAGCAGATGACGCGGCTGCAAGATCGAATATCCCCTGTCTTTAACCGTCCTGCACCGCAGCCATTGGGTGGGCCTATGGGCGGGCCACAGCCGTTTGGCGGACCACAACAGCAACAAATGCAGCAACAGATGCTAGGTGGACCACAGCAACAGGGTGGTCAGGCAATGGGTGGTGCCAAGTGGACGATGGAAATCAAGCCAGCAGAGGGCATGGCGACAGGGGGCATGATAGAGGGTGGAGGTTTTAATGTCCCACAGCCGCGCATACCAGAAGAGTTTACTGAGGGAGTAGAAGTTCTAAACTTCGATTCTACTGCACCGCTACCAGAACTAGAAAACCCAAATATGATGACAGGGGCAGACATACCCGTCCCTGACATGCAAGAAACCAACGAGTTGCTAGATCTAATAGACGGAACCCTAGACTCTGGCATGGACACTACATCTGAGTTGATGGGCGAAGCTGTTTTGTCTGGACCGGCAATAGAAATAGAAGAGCCAATGATGCAGGAAATGCCTATGAGCGGCATAGCTCAATTGAACATGGCAGGTGGTGGTTATGTGCCTATGGTGTATGCCAATGGTGGCTATATACCAGCCTATGGACTAGGCGGGTTTTTTAAGAAAGTTGCTAAGGGTGCACTAAAGCTTGCTCCTGTAGCCGCTATGGCAATTCCGGGCATTGGCCCACTAGCTTCGGGTGCCATAGGCGGACTTGCGGGGACGTTGTCAGCCAAGCTTGAGGGTCAGGACTTTGGCAGTGCCTTATCAAGAGGGTTGTCTACCGGAATCAAGTCATATGCTGGCAGCAAAGCTATTGGCGGATTCAAGGACGCTTTTGCTGAAGGCGAAGGGTCGTTCTTAGACAAACTTGAGGGTGGGCTAGGTGGACTAAAAGACGCATTTAGCACAGAAGACATCCTTAAGATGGCACCAATGATTGCTCAGGCTGAGGCTATGAGCCAAGGCCATGCAGGTGGTGCAGGTGGCGACATGACTGCTACTACGGTGATGCCGGGTGGTGGTGGAGGCAGGCCATCGGGTGCTATGCCGGGCACGATAACACAGGTAGAAGCTCCAACAGCCGCCAGATACAACCTGTTTGATCAAATTGCAGCAGACGCAGGACAGACACGGGCTGGCGGTGGCCCAGTAGGTAGCTTGTACGCTATGAGACGTTTTGGTGGCGGGGAGATTGACGGCTACCGTATTGGTGGTCGAGTTAGCAAGCGAGGAAGACGAGGAAGACGAGGAAGACGAGGAAGAAGGGAGTCGTCACGACCACGTCGGTCTCCACGCAGAAGCGTAAGGCCACCAACAAGGGCTCCTGTTCAACGCGCACAGCCAGTAGCACCGCCACCACCTCCAACGATGGCTGCTCCTGATATGATGCCTGCGATACCGGACGTAATGCCGGTCGCGCCCCCACCCCCAGTGGCACCACCCCCACCACCTCCGGCACGGGCTCCTGCGCCACCTTCGGTCATGGCTCCGCCGGTTATGGATACGCCGGTTGCCGCGCCACCTCCTCCACCGGCTCCAGTACGTCCACCCCCAATGCGGGCTCCAGCACCTCCTCCGATGCGACCGGCACTAATTAATCGCGCACCCGTTGGAGGCGACGATCCAATGATGCCTCAGCCTGCTGCGCCAAGGGCTCCGGTACGTTTACCTCCGGCTCTAATTGAGCCACCCACAGAAGACAGTGGCCCACTGATGATGCCTCAGCCTGCCGCGCCTAAAGATCCGCGTAAAATGAGTCCAAGCAGGGGACGGCCTGTTGATATCCCAATGGAAGGTGGGTTTATACCAAGTCCAGAGGTAGAACCTGCTCCGGTTGCGCCAGAGATAGAAGAACTGCTTCCTGCAACGACCGGCAGAGGTGAAGAACGCCGTAGAAGTAGGCGCGGTAGAAAAGGTGGCGAAGGTAGTGGCCGCATGGGTAGTGAAGGTGGTGGTGAACGCCGCGAAGAAAAAAGGTCTAGAGACAGTGGCAGGCGCGGTGAAGAAGGCGGCGAACTTGGTGGTGAAAAGACTGAGACAACAAGTGGTGCAAAAGACACGGGTCGAGGCTTTTCTTACGAAGAAGGAGACTATAAGTACGGCGACCGCATGACCGAAGAGCAGAAGCGGATGGCAGAGAAATTCGCTACCAAAGATCCTGAAAGTCCTCTGACCTTGGGCGTAGACGAGTCTGCCAAAATTGAAAACATACGCGCTATAGCACAGGGTAAACCGGCAGATGATATAGCCAGTATTGAAGGCACTATGGTTGAGCCTGAAAATGTCAACGATCCTACGCCACCTTCTATTGTTGGTTATCAGAACCCAGATTTGTTGGCGCAGAGAGATGCGGAGTTGATGGCAACACCCGTTACTTACCAACGGCCCCCGCCACCACCACCTACTATGCAGGGTGGTATGATGCAAACTGGTGATGGGCTAGGGTTATTCGGGACACCTGCGAAGGCCGCGCCAATTAACATGTTTGGATCCGGAGCAAGTCCGTCTGAAATGCGCACTGAGGCTGATCAGTTTGCTGAGTCCAACCCACGCATGGCAGCAATGTTGGCAAGAATGGATGCACCGGAAGCTCCGCTTGAAAAGTATGTGCCAGAGGGCAAGGCTGAAGGCGGGTTCCTAGCAGAAATGCAACAAGATGAAACTGGGGTGCAGATACTAGAGGCTGTTGCTATGGCCTTACAGAATCCGCAGGATGACGACAACGCTCAAACGATCCAGTCATTCCAAGAAGCGTTTGGAGATGAAGCTTTAGCTGAGGTAGCACAAATGCTTCAAGCGGGAGCACAACAGGAAATGATGGCTATGGATCAAGCAGCAATGGCTCCGCCTGTGGCAAGACAAACGGGAGGCTTGGTGCCGGGAGCAGGAGACGCAATGGCTGACGACAAGCTGGGTGTTGTAGATCAAGGTGAGCCTACGGCCTATCCAATTAAATTTAGCTCTGGGGAGTTCTTGGTGGCTGGAGATGTCGTAGCAGGACTAGGTAGTGGAAACACAGAGCGCGGTGCTGAGGTGTTAAACAAATTACAAGACGATGTCAGGGTGGCGCGAAACGGAACCACGCAACAGGCTCCCCCAATCAACCTGAGTGACGTATTGCCCGGTACATATGGTGAACGATATGGATAAGAAGATGCCGCGCTATCAGCTTGGCGGACTAATGACGACTCAACAGCGAGCAAACAAACAGGTTAATCGCGACCTAGACAGAGACTTGCCTGTACCAACACCATTTGGTTCGGGTATCGGCGGTCTTGTTCCGCAGGATCTTCTGCCATCGGACAAAAAAGCAAGACTTAAAAGAATGAAGCAAAACCGACTGGACAGCATGCGGACAAAGGTGCGCGAAGGAGACCGCGACAGGGCTCGCCAGTTGCTTATGAGTCGTCGCAGAGAAGAAAAAATAAAAAGACCGATTGCTCCAAGGCGAGCGCGTATGAGTCAAATGGGTATCAGGAGAGCGTCGGGCGGTATTGTAGGATTTCAAGAAGGCGGCGTAACCACAAGGGGCTACACCCCAAGCAGTTCGTTACCTGCAAATTACGGTGGCATGACAGCGTACCAAGGGTACGGAATGCCGGGTCAGTTTGAGCAACGAAGGTCTTATGTTGCGCCAGAGCTTGCTTCTCAGTATGCAGACATTACTCAAGCAATTATGCAGACCGGGACGAGACCCTATGAGCAAACAAGGTATACGGGTCCACACCTCGCAGGATTCACTCCAGAAGAGGAAGCTTACAGGGCCGCTGTAACCCGCATTGGTACAGGTGAAGGGCCACGGGCCACACGACAGGCTGAACAAACCATTGGAGAAGCAGCTAGGGGTATTGGCTCAGTTGCTACAGCAGCAGGTGCCCCAAGCTTATTGAAAGATGCTGATCTTTCACCATACGAGTCGCAGTACACGCAAGGCGTCATTGACCCACAGATCAGGGCAATACGGGAAGCAGCCAGACAGCAGGCCGCTGAGTTAGGATCTTCGGCAGCACAGGCTGGTGCGTTTGGTGGTTACCGTCACGGACTACAAGAGCAAGCAATCGGTCAGCAAGAGATACAGCAGATCGGAGATGTAACAGCTAAGGGGGCAGAGGAAGCGTTCAGGGCTGCTCAGGCTGCACAGCAAAAGGATGCAGCGGCTGAAGCAGCGGCTCGCGAACAACAGATGTCAGCGTTTGGTAGGCTTGGGGGGATGGGTACTTCGCAAATGCAGTTGGGTCAGCAGATGGGTGCTGATGAAATGCGCAGACTGCAAGCGATGCGCGGTGCAGGCATGGACGCAAGGAAGATGCAGCAAACAGCATTCGACATACAAAAGTCTGAGTTTGAAAAGCAGATGCAATACCCTGAAAAGCAACTGCAATTCATGACAGGAATGTTGGGCCAGCTACCATATGAGAACATTCAGACGGCGGGCACATACACACCACAGGCAGGTCCGATGTCCAGCATGATTGGTGCAGGCATCTCAGGTGCAGGTGCTGCTGATGCATATGCGAGACAACAGCAAGGACAAGGGGTTTCTCCAAACCAACTGTTGGGGCAGGCTTTAGGCTCACAAATGACTGGTCCGGCTCCCGGTATGACAAATCCGGCAGCAAATCCTGTTAGCAATTTTAATCAAAACCCGTCAGGCACTGGCATAAACGTTGGACCAATAAACGTGCCAAACGTGAGTGCGATTAATCCCGCAGGACCAACACTGCCTCCGGGCAATTACGGTGGCGGCTTGCTCTCACGGGCCGGTGGCGGGATGATGCCCCACATGATGGGTGGTATCGCGGCAAATAACTACGCTCGTCTTTTGAATCGCGGATAACCATGAACATTCTTGAGATCACAGAAAGCCTGAAAGATCTAAGCGATCAAGAGTTGGCGGGGGCAGGTGCGCCTGAGTATCTGAAGCAGCAAGAGATTTCGCGCAGGTTAGATGTGCGCAATCGGTATCAAGCGCAACAGGCACAGGTCGATGCAACTAAAACTGTAGCCGAAAAAAATCTAGAACAGTTGATGATGGGCGGGATCGCAGGTGCTGATCCTATGATGGGTCAAGAGGGTGACCCCTCTATGCAAGCGGGTATCGCAGGAGGGATGGAGGCACCCCCACCACAGGGTCCGCCAATGATGTACGGTGGAGGCATACTAGGGTTTCAAGAAGGCGACCTAATTGAGCCTGATCCCGATGATCCGTTCCAGATACCCGCAGAGCTTCAAGGAACTGATTACGAAATACCTTTCTCCATAGATTCGTTTGATTACGAGCCCGACACGCAGGCAATGGGGACGAGAGCGAGAGATTATAATTTGAGCATCGCAGAGCTTGACGCCCAAGGGTTGAGCAGCGCAGAAATTGCAGAAGAAATGGTACGACGCGCTGCATTTGAAAACCGAATAACAAGTGGTCGAGACAGAGCTTATGAAAAATACAAAGAGGAGTATGCAAAGACACCCGCAGGTCTGCGAGATCCGGATGGTCACATGACCAAAAATCAATTCGTACAACAGAATCGACAGTTTGCTATTCCTTTTGGACAGCAATTCATGGCCCCTAGCCAAAGACGTTACAGGGGTATTAGAACCGCAGCGGATGTAGACTTTGTACGAGACATAGAAGGCCAAAGCGGTGCCGTTTATGGCGATTTGAGGTTGCCAAGTGAAAGGGAAAGAGAGCAAGAAAGCGTAATGCAGGCTGATGCCGCAGCGCGTGAAGAGCAAGCAGCAGTTGCTGACGCAGTAGCAGTAGCAAGAGAAGCACTTGAAAGAGAGAGAGGCACCCGCGCTCAAGAAGCTGCTATAAGAGATCTAGGTCTGGGGTCAGTTCAAGGCTTATACCAAGATGCTGCCGGAAGAATTGATGATGCCATGAAGTATGCTATGGACCCAGAAAATTATGCAGCAGCAACAGAAGCTCGCCAACACGCTGCTAACGAAGCCCTAGAGAGAGCGGAAGGCATCAATACTCTGGCTCAATCAAGAATGGAAGAGCAAGAAGGTCTGTTAGCTCAAGAGTTAGGACTAAGCAGGGAGCGTGTTGCGGAGCTTAGAAGCGAAATGGAGACGCCTGAAAGCATCGAAAAACGCAGAAGGGCTTCGTTGTTTAGTGCGTTAGGCGCAACGCTTATGGGTGACCCGAGAGAGCTTGGTGCTGGCCTCGAACGAACAACAGACAAGTTGTTAGACTTGGATGAAGAGATTGCAACCGAAAGAAGGACTGCGCTGACAGGCATCTTCGATGAGCGTAAGGCAGGCATGCAGCGCGAAAGAGCAGGACGTGGTGAGATTTACACTACAGAAAGCGGTGCCCTGACGAACCTTACGAATGCGCAAAATGCATTTGATAACGAGATGTACAACATGGCACAAGCTGAGGCAGACCGTAACGTATCTGCTTACACCAAGGCTGGTGATCAAATGGCGGCACTGCTAATGGATCAAGCAAAAACTGTATCTCAGTACATGCAAAGCAGCGCGGCTATGGATAACGAACTTGAAAAAATGCAGATACAGGGCAAGAACTACTGGGTAGATCCTACCAACTGGCCTAGGATTGATGAGATAATTGAGGACACTCGTTCGGCAGCAGAAAGATTTAAGGGTAAGGACAACGAAAGGTATGCAAAGTTAATAGCAACGGCTGATCAGATGGAAGAAATGAAACTAGGTGCTGCGATACAGTCCGGCAGGGGAGTTGTAACAAGTGCTACAGAACGAACTGTCTCAACAGATGGGTTAGTGCCGTTGCAAACAGGCAACACCTCAGCCACCCCTTCTTAGGGTAATCAGTAATGCCTGACAGAGTCGATTTGCCAGACGGCACATACATCGACATTCCCGATGATATGACCAACGAAGCTCGTATAGAGCTTCAAAAAATGATTGACAATGAGTTTGGAACGAGTCATCACCAGACTTTATATACAGGTCTACAGGGAGGCCCGACCCGAAGCAGTGCATCTAGTCCGATAGAAGAGTCTGGTGGCACACTGCTTGGCTCCGCATGGGAAGGTATTAAGAGCATTCCACGCGGTGCAAGACAGTTTGGTCTCATGGCAGCACAGGGCTGGGAAGGCATCAGAACCCCTGACGAAGATACTGACCGCGAGAAAGAACTCAGGCAGCGCATGGAAGATCTCATGATGGAGATCGACCCACGTTATCGGGACTCTAACCTTGTCAATGTAGGCATGGGTCTTGGTCAGGTTGCTGGCATGATGGGTATTGGCGGAACCGCATCATTGCTAGGCGCGGGAGCCGTAGGGGCAACAGCTATTACAGGTGCAGCCACTGCACTTATGGGTGCGGGCGAGCAGTCTAGCAGAATAGCTGAGTTTGAAGAGTCTACGGGCCAAGATGTTAGCGCAGCCAAAGAAGTTATGGCTATGGGTATGGGCTTGGGTATTGGGCTTAGTGAAGTTGCTTTAGGACCGATGGCTAAATTTGGAAAAGCCATTGGTGTCGCTAAGAGAAGTGGCGCACCGCTAAGACAGGTCTTAGCAGATCAAGGGGAAAACGTCATTGAGCGTGGCCTTGTTGGGTCTGTGCTAAGACAGGCTGGGGAAGAAGCGTTACAGGAGGGAGCCGCAGGCTTTGCACAAAGTGCTACGGCTAGAGCTTTGTATGACGATCAAGCACTTGTTGGCGGTGGCGCAGCAGCATTAAAAGAAGCTTTGATCGGTGGTCAGGTAGGCGGTGTAGTCGAGGCAAGCACCAAACTTCTTACACGGGCTTACGCAGGCAGGCGAGGTGCCCAAATCCGACGCTTGCTAGGCAAAAAGTATGAAGAAAAGCTTGCTAACGGTGAGTTCGACACTCAAGACATCAACGATCTTCTTCAAGATCTTGACGAAGACACTGAACTAGGTGCTCGCAACCGGGAACTGCGCGACAGCGTGGTAAGAAGAGATGAAGACACTGGCGAGTTTGTTGTACATGAAGATGAAGCTGGGTTAATTGCCCAGAACAATCAGAAATTTGTAGAAGAAAACGACAGGTTGCACGACAAGTACCTAAACGGCGAGATAAGTTGGGAGACTTACACGGAAGCGTCCGATCAACTAATTGAACGCAGTGGAAACCTTAAGCGTGAACTTGAGATACTTGCTGCTACCTACAATGCGCAAGCAAAAGGCTTGCTTGATCGTGGCCCCCAACAAATTACCCCGTCAATGGCCCCGCCCCCGGTCACTGATGAGCCAAACGTAGAAGCTTTAGCACCTTCAGTAACCACTGACGGCAGAGATTTAGTTGACAATGTCAAAGCTGTTTTGCGCAGAAGTGACGATGATATAGAGATTGACGCTAGAGAAACTATTCAGCGTCGGATCAATGAACAAAGAACTGTGCAAACAGAACAAAGAGCAAAGATTAAACAGCAAGAAGAAAAAATTGCATATCAGGAAGCACAGCTTGCTCGTCGTCAGGAGCTTGAAGCGGCTGTAGAAGACACTGTGATTGTTACGCCAGCAAACACAGAGGCTGGGTCAAGGGTGTCGCATCCTGAGTATGGACTTGGTGAGGTGGTGCAGTCCGGTCAACCTGTGTTGGTGCCTCAACTTGACGAGAAGGGCAACCCCAAACGAGACAAAAACGACAGGTTGCTAACGCAAAACCGTTTAGTGGGTCGCGTTGTTAACCACAAGAGCTTGGGGCAAGGTGTGGTTACTGACGTAAAAGGGGGTGGAGTCTCTGTAAAGTTTGGCGATGACAAGCCTAAACGCATAAAGGCTGACTTTCTTACAGATGCAGAAACAAACGAATCGTTAGAGGCCGAACTAGAAACTCAACAAAACGCTGGCCGCTTGATGGTTCAGTTTGATAACGAAGCCGAACCGCGAGTTGTGTCTACACTTACTTCGGGTGATCTGACTTCAGCCGAAATGCAAGACAGGCTTGAGACTCTCAGGGCTGATGGAAAAAGAAAAGGATCTATAAGACGAGCAAATCTTAACCTAACAAATTTGCGCAAAAAGTTTCTTAAAAAGTTGGGCGAAGAACAAGGTTCCGGTGTCATAGAGAACACGAACGTGGGCGCATCAAGACAGCAAAGCCCAAACAAACAACAGGCAGAGAGGCTTGATCTTATAGAACAAGCTCAGGCCGAATTAGAAACAGCAAGGCAGGCAGTAGAAAACCTTCGTTCAGAAGAACAAAGGATTCTAAACAATCTAAGAGCAGGTATATCTAAAAATCCCCTTACGGCTGTGCCTGTACAAGGCAGGGCGCGACAAGAATCAAGCCAAGAAATTGCTGATATCGTAGAGCGTATTGAGCAAGTTCGGAATGGGCCGTGGAGAGGGGCTGCGACTGAAGCTGAAGTGGTAAACATTCAGCGGGAAGCCGTTGCACTACAAGTAGAACAACAACTGCTAAGAAATGAGGGCAGGCCAGAGACAGACCCTGAGCTTCAAGCAATTAACGATAGGCTTATGGAGCTAGAAGCAACGCTTAATGTCTTAGATCAACAAGACAGTCGTGGGCTTCTTGAGTCTCAGACGGCGTTTGACTCTTTTGTAATACCAGAAGGGTTGAGGTACAAAGACTTTGAGTCGGCTACAGACAGGACTCTGTCAACAAAAGACCCAAGCGGTCTCAACGCTAAAGGCAAAAAGCTTGCAGAAAACTTTGGTGTCGATGAAGCGCAGATGCTCGCTACAATCAAGGAGTACCGTGCTACTAGAGACCGGGTAGAGTCTCTACAAAAAGAACTGGAAGTGTTGGACGCCCAGCTTAATGAGCTTGATCCTTCTATACAGTTAGCGAGCGACAGAGTTACACTAAGTCAGCAACAACAAGAATTAGAAACAATTCAAAACGAAGAGTTGTTTCCTGAGTTGGAAGGTGTTGAGACTACACTGACAGGTATAGAAAGTGAGTTAGCCGATCCAGATTCGCGCTCCGACACACCTCTACTGTTGTTAAGAAAACAGTTTGAACAACTCCGCAAGCAAGAGGACGCCGCCGATCTCACGGCACTAGAGGAACGCCTTGCAACCGCAGAGCAAAGACAGGCGTTGCGTGGACTGCTTGACTTAGCACGAACTGAAGGTGGCATGCCTGCCTTAAGCCCAAGGCAAGTAAAGCGATATGTGCAAGACATACTCTCAGGTGGAGTATTAGTTAGACCAACACCTGTACTGGAAATAGAAAGTCTTGTTGGCGAGCCTATTAAGAAACGCATACCTCGCCGCAAGGGCCGGGTGGACCCAAGCAAACCGTTAACCAAAAGACAAGAGGCAGAACAACTTCACAGTTCTGTGCGAAACAGTTGGTTGTATGGAGACACTAGAACGCCAACACCCCTTGCTCTTGACTCAGAACAAGCTGGTTTGGACGCTGCCGAAAAGGTCATCTATCACACACTAGGCATTGGATCTCTAATGGAGATAGCCGATGGCCTAGAAAACAGTGGTGCCTACGACAAGCCCGTTCCGGACAACTGGGTAGGGCCAAGCTTCGGACAGCTAGGCAAGGCTGAGTTTATCAACTTCAGGAAAAAGCTTGAAAAAGCTAAGTATGAAATAACAGCAGAGCACATCTTTGAGTTGCTCAAACTAAAAGGAATCCCTGCACCTTTTGGTAACCTTGCAAACTTTGAAAGGTCTCCGTTTTTTCGAGATCTTGTTTTTACTACTGTTGCAGACCCTGATACAGATCTAATAGCAGACGTAAAATGGAAAGACTTAGCTGAAGGCGAGAAGCAGGCTGTGCTTGCGCGGGTTCTTAACACACCCAGCCGGTTACGAGTTGACCAAGAAGGTGTGCTTACCTATGCCGTTGGCAGAGTTGGGGATCCTGCGCTTAGGGATCAAGCCAAGCGCACCTTAGCAGGCTCAGTTGACGAGGTCGCTGTCCGCGTTGAAAGCGATTACAACGTTCGGATTGAAGGAAACTACGCAAGGATTGATGACGGCCAGCTAGGTCCATTTAAAAGTGAACAACAGAAACTAGAGCAGGCTGAAGGCTTAGAGGAAGCTCGCCAAAGGATTGAAAGATTTAAAACGGCTGTAGAAAAACGTCTCAGGAAGATGAAAATAACAGCCATCCCCATGTTCACGGCCAATGTAGATGGGGTATACGCGCAGATTGAAGACGTGATTGCTAATGGTACGTTTGAGTACGAAACAGATCCTAATACTGGCCGAGTAAAACCTAAGTTAGATAGTAATGGCCGCGTAATCTATCGTCCGGGGTACGAAGACGGAGCCGTCGCATCACTGCGAAATCACGGCACCCGCATCATGTACAATATTTCCCAGATTGAAGCTAAGTACGGGAAAGATTGGGACACAAAGATGGACGAGATTGTCAGAGACCTTACTGTCCACGAAGGTGCGCACATTCATTTCCTCAGAGACTTGTTAACTGAGACAGAGCGAAAGTCTTTAGAAAAGTTTGGAAAGAAAGAAGGGTATGTGCCCGCGTCCGTTAGCCAAGAAGCGCACAATAAAAAGTTAACGTGGCGTCAGTATGTAAAAGAACTGTACCCTGAACTTTCTGAAGCAGCCCTGACTGAGGAAACTTCAGTTCATATTCTAGAAGCGTTAGCATCAGGCAAGCTTGCGGCCAGCAAAACTGCTGGGATAATCGGAAAGATCAAACGCACCCAGCTAGGCATCTTCAGTGCAATATTCCAGAGTGCCGCAGAAGCAGACATAAACTCTGTAATGCAGGTCTTTGAAAGAACGCAGAATGTTGACTTAATGAAGTCAAGACAAAAAAGAAAAGCAGATCAAAAAGGTTTAGCTTCTCTGCGTTTGGTTGAAAGGGCTGACCCAGAAGACCTAAGAGCCTTACGAAAAGCTGTTAAAGAAAACAATCAACAACAGATAGACGAAATCTCTGACCGGATACTGTTAAAGAGGCAGGAGTTCTCTGACGAACGGTCACCAATGCAGCGTCTGCAAGAGTCTTTAATGACGGAGCTACGGGCGCGGCGACAGATTGAGGGCAACCCGTCTAATGTTATTGAACCCATATTAAATGCTAAAGCTATTGAGGCTGGCGAAATTGATATAGACAGCCTTAACGCTTATTTCCGATTCAGAGATGGCAGAGAGCCTCCGTTTGTAATGCCTACGGGAGAAGCTGACAAACGATCTTGGAGAATAAAATTCCAGAAGTCACTGTTTGCTCTGAGTGGTAAAACAGTAGATATGTTAGACAACACAAAGTCTGACGGTGGCTATGTGGACACGGGCACCTCAGCCGCAGAAGCTATCATAGAAAAGCTGGACGCACACAACGAGTATGTAAGCAAAAAAACAGGAAAGAAGGTACGGATAAAGACCGAAAAAGACTGGAAGGAGATGATGCAACAGAGTGGCAAGGAACGCTTTGTTACTCGCTTCTTCGATCAACGCATACCGATGTTGAAGTCGCAAATCAGAGAACGCAAGAGACGCGCAGAACTGGCAAGCGAACTTGGTGATTACGAAAGCGCATTGCAGATGTTGTCAGATCAGGTAGCTATATCGGCGTGGAGGTGGGCCGATAACGCTATGAACTTTGTGTCTATGATCGTAAGTCAGGGGCCATTGCAGTACAGCAACGGTGGTTTTTCTCTTAACAAAGAGGCTTACGGTAGAGAAGCAGCAGGCAGGGGCGACATACCAGTAAAAGCACTCAAAGATATTGAGGCACCTTTACTGCAAGTCGAACGAGGCCAAGAGATGGCTTCGCGTTACCTTAACGCGCTTCGTGTTCGAGACGTTAAGACAGAAGTTCACAAGGCTGAACTAGAGTTACAAGCGGCTGAGTTGGAATTTGAATTGCTTGGTGATCCGAATGCCGACAGAAGCAAGATTATAAAACAAAGAGCGATTGTTCAGGAGTGGCAAAGCCTGTACGAAAGAGCCAACCCTGTCGCAGGGTATGTAGAAGTTGACGGGGAAAGACGGCCTTATCGTTTGCTTCCAGAAAGAACAGTAGAAAACGAAAAGGGTGACACAATTATGGGTTACCCTGAAACAATAGAGTTTTTCCAAGAAGGCACAGACCAAGAGCATGAACTTGTGCGTGAGTTCGCAGAGGAGTGGGCTGATCTCAACGCTCACATGATTCAGTTTGCAGTTGATACCGGAATGCTTAGTCAGGATCGCGCTGACATCCTAAAGAACATGGCTTTTGTGCCGTTCTATCGGGATCAAGGCTATGACAACGACACGATGTTGTACAACCCTGACAACAGAACAGTGCAGGAATCAAACCGTGAAGCAGCTAACGACGACCCGGTTCTTCGCGGACAGATTCTTCTAAACAAAGCTATTCAGGGAAGCGTTGCTCCGATAAGCCAAGATTTGTTTGCAAACTTAAGAGCAAATGTTTCAGGTATTGTCCGCGATGGCATGCGCAATGTAGCAATGACCCGGACTATTCGAGACGAGCTTAGAAACGGAACAGCCATAGAAGTCATAAGGCCAAGCCTGCAAGAGTTAAATCGCCAGAAGTTTGTTAACGAGCAAATAACAAAACTTAGAAAGAAAGGAGCAAGGAGAACCGCTCAAGAAGAAACCTTGTTTAACGACTTGCAGTTAGAAAAGGTGGGCTTAGACGAGGTTATTGCAGAAAAACAAAAAGCATTCAAGAAGCAAGAAAGAGAGTTGAACCTAGCAGGGTTCTCATCAATAGAGGTCATGGTGCAGGGCGTTCAACCAGAAGCAGTTATGCAACTTGATGAGAACGGAAACCCTGTGCATGAAGGTAGGCCGATGGCAGAGCAGGGTGAAACAAAAATCTACCGTGTTGTAGACCCGGCTCTTTCTCAGGCCATGATGGACATTGGCTTTAGTCCAATGCAAGCTATTGAAGATTTCTTTGGCAAGACTCTTGGTATAAGCCCTAAGTTTTCTCACGGTCTAGCCAAGCTTCTGGTCGGATCCTCTAGGTTTCTTAGAGAGACTGTGACACGGTCGCCTCCCTTCATGTTAAAAAATATCATGAGGGATGCTATGCAGGCTTCTGTCATTTATGGCGGAAATCCGTTTGTGCTTGCCGGTAAAATTATTAAGAACACCGTGACGCCCGGATTGGTTGAACAGGCTGAGGCTCGTGGGTTAGGTATTGCCGTTGACCAAGCATTCGATGAAGCAGATGGGCGCACCTCTGTGCGGGCAAACTGGGATAGTCAAATACCAATTGTTGGTTCCGTGTGGAACACGCTTGGACGAATGGGCAAGCAGTCAGAAGTTGCTACTCGCATGGCTGTGTACGACATGGCTTTGGCAAAAACAGATGGCAACGCGGCAGAAGCGTTAACACAAGCTATAGAGATCATGAACTATGGTCGCCGTGGATCAAGCCGAATGTTTGCAACTATAGCTGCTATGTCTCCATTCCTAAATGGTCGGATGCAGGGCTTAAGCGTTCTTGTAAGAAACCACTTGGGATCACTAGACTCGCCCGGCATTATGATGGGCGAAGATGGTATGGCTTTAGACCCAAAGGTAGAGGAAAGGTTAAGACGACAGCAGGCCCTGATGCGTGGCAGCTTGATTATGCTGGCTACCCTAGGGTACTACCTCATGATGAGGGACGACGAAGAGTACAAGAACGCTCGTGAAGACACGAAGAATGATTGGTGGCTTATTCCGTTAGGGCGAGACGAAGAAGGTAAGACGAGACTTGGTTTTAAAATACCAATACCGTTTGAGGTGGGTCTGATTTACAAGGTTATTCCTGAGCAAATGTTCAGGGCTATATCAGAAGAAGAACATGACTTTGTCGATGTAGGCAGCGAAGCGTTTAGGCAGTTAAAGAACACTTTGTTCATGGACATGCGTCCACAGCTAATACGTCCAATGCTTGACGCTATGAGTAACCGTGATGCATTCCAGCGTGACCAGATCGTGCCCTCGTGGATGGAGAACTCTGTCGCAGCAAGTGAACAGTACAATCCCTACACCAACATGATGGCGAGGCTGATTGGCGACAAGCTAGAGAACATACCTGTCTTGAATAAGATGAGTGCTCTTACATCTCCCATGAAACTAGAGTACATGATGCGTCAGTACACTGGAACTATTGGTGCTTATGGAATGGCTATGGCTGATCGCGTTGCGCGTGAGGTTATGGATGAAAACATCGCTGGAACCTCTGCTGACTTTGGCTTCTCGCAAGACACATTCGCACAGATGCCTATGCTTGGCGACCTCTTTTATAGCACAGTAAAGGGTGGCGGCTACCAAGAAGACTTCTACGAAACCATGGAGCAAATGGATCACCTGATCACGACCATGGGTCAAATTGAAGACAGTGAAGGCGGCGTAGCAGCGTTGCAGTATAAGGAAGAAAACATAGGCATGTTCCGTCACAAACGCCGCTTACAGTATTTCGACAGGCGCATGAAGCGTTACAGGGAACAAAGAGACAGAGTGTTTAACAGGCCAGACCTCAGCAAAGATGAGAAACGAAGGATGCTGCACAGAATGTTTGAGCAGCGTGACGATATGCTTTCAGACATGTTAAGAATCATGGCAGAAATAAGACGAGACCGAAGTGCAACTGAACGATTGTTTGGAGTTGAACCGTAATGGCTGTTAACGGGATTGTGTGGCACCTGCGCAGAGAGCTACAAAAAGGTGACGCGATATGGGGACGCCTGTACAACGATGCTGATGGTGCAAGCTTTTGGACTATTGAAAACTCAGCCAAGCCTATCCCTGAAGGTCTGCACCCTTGCGTTAAAGACTACTACCACCGTGGCGATTACCCGACGTTTGAAATTATTGTAGAAGATCGGGATCGTTTGCTGTTTCATGCAGCCAACTATGCATCTGAGCTTGAAGGGTGCATAGCTCCCGGCAAGGACAGAGGTGAGACAGAAGATGGCAAGCTTGCTGTGTGGAACAGCAAGAAAGCATTCAACGAATTCTGGGATCTCGTACAAGACGAAGAAAAGTTTTTACTTATGATCGAAGACGCAACCGAGGATAGCAGCGATGAGTAGATTTTTGAGTGTGTTCAAGGACAACAACGATTGGAATGAAAAGACAATTGTTGGTGCAGTTTCTTTTGCGATGATGGTTGTCACTGCCGTCGTTGATGTAACAACCGGGGTGTGGGGGATGGAGCTTCAGGTTCAGGAGTTTATCTACAACAGCTTTCTGATTATAACCCTAGGGTGCTTCTCAATCAGCGGCGTTGAAAAGTGGGCACCTAAACGAGACGACTGATGCCTGCCCGGTTGAACGATAACACTGAACTCACAATGCCCTTGCGCAACCTCCTGTCCATTGTGGCAGGGGTTGCTATCGGTGTGTGGGCGTACTTCGGGATTGTCGAGCGACTCAATACAATTGAAACCTCTTTGTTAATGATGGAGAACGAGGTTGAGGCGAACTCTGACTTTAGGGTACGATGGCCCAGAGGAGAGCTAGGCTCTCTGCCTGCTGATGCTGAACAATTCATGTTACTAAACCACCTCGACACGCAACTTGAAAAGCTTATTGAAGAGGTGGAGTCGGGCAGTGCTCCATTTGATCAACAGCAAGAGCTTACGCTTGAGTGGTATGCGCAGCGAATATCTGAGCTTGAGTCGCAAGTCGAAGAGATAAGGGCAAGACGGTAATGGCTAACGGTATATCCAAGGCAACATCCCTTCCTGCAATAAGCGTAGGCTTTGCTATCTCCATACTGGTTGCCACATGGGTGGCAGGCGGACGGTTCGAGGCCATGGAGCGAGCAGATGCACAGGCTATGGTAGAGATCGCTGATGTCGCAGATCGCCAAAGCAAGTACATCGGGACAACCGGCTTGCTGACCGAGCAGATCGACGAGCTTGCTGACAGGGTAACAGAACTTGAACAACAACTGGCACTGTTACGAGTTAGGCTTGAGCTTGGCGGTGACAACCAGTAATGGATTGTCCACGCTGTGGCGCAGAAAATCATGCAGACGAAACCTTCTGCAATTTTTGCGGCTGGAACTTTCAATCTGATTGGAGCATCTGCTCCACCTGCAACCGCACAGTAAAAAAAATAGACTGTGGTGGGTGCCCCAGTAAAAAGAAAGACTGTGTTCCTGCAAGAGATGTAGTTAAATGAAACACATAGTCGTTTGTTTTGGAGACACTCATTGCGGATCTACCGTAGGGCTCTGCCCACCCGAAGGGATACCCTTAGATGACGGCGGGATGTATATGCCGAACAGGGGTCAGGAGTGGTTGTGGAATAATTGGGAGGAAGCGTGGGCTAAGGTAAAGTCTGCCATGCGAAAGAACCGCAAGGCAAAGCTCCACCTTGTTATCAACGGAGACCTGACGGATGGCGACCACCACCGCACAACTCAGATCGCTACGGGCCACGAAGGTATCCATGTTCACTGCGCCATAGAAACACTGCGCGTACCGTTAGCACTCAAGCCGGACAGCATCCACATTCTCCGGGGCACACCTGCTCATGTAGGTAGGGCCGGGGGTATGGAAGAAGGAATTGCCAAGGCACTAAAGTCTCAAGGCTGGAAGGTGGTTGAGGATCCGGACACTGGAAACTCATCATCATACCAAAGGCTCATTAAGATTGGTGGTGTGAGCTTTGATGTGAAACACCACGGAAGGATGGGTAGGCGAGCCCATACCAAGGGTCCGTACATACGATGGTACGCTCAAGACATCTTCTTTAATTACCTGATGGACGGAGAGGACGCTCCTGATCTGGCGATCCGTAGTCACTTCCACCAGTTCGCAGACAGTGGCAAGATCCACAAGATCAAGACACGCGCTGTCGCATTGCCTGCATGGCAGTTAGCTACGGAGTATGTCCACAGGGTGGCTGAATCACTGGCAGACGTAGGGCTCGTTTGGTTTGAGATCCATGATGATGATGACTATACTATGAGGACGTTATTGTTCAAGCCAGAACGACCTACAACGGTGGAGGTTTCGTGAGTGATTACGTTACCGAGACAGAGCTACTGCAACAGGTGCAGAAAGCACTCTTTGAAACATCGGACCCAGCAGGGGCCATGTCAGTCTTTGAGCTAAGTGAATCTACGGGTATGCCAGAGCCAGCGGTTCGACGACGACTGAGAAAGTTAATCAACCAAGGCGATGTAGAAGTGGTGAAGGTGCCCCGCACCAACATCGTTGGGACCGTCGCTCGACAGTACTGCTACCGGATGGTTACGCCAAAGGAGACCCATGAAGACGAGTAACATTCTTGTTGGCCTGCTCGCGCTCGTTGTTATTGTCCTTGGCCTCCGTCAAGTTGACTCAGGCCGGACCAATGCACTGCTCGCAGAGGAGAAGGTCAGGGTTCTGGAGGAAGAGCGAGCCCAACTCGAAGCCGAGTTCGAGGAGGCGGTCCAGAGTTATGAGTCCTTGAGGGACAGTTTGGACCAAGCCCACGATTCTCTGGCAAAAATCAGAGATGCGGCAAAAAACGACGCCCTCACAGCCTCTCTAAGCTACAACGAGAACCTTCAGACACTACGGGGTAGGCTGGAAGGACAAAGTGGATTAGAGGCCCTGCTAGATACCTTAGAATTGAATCACGAAAAAGAGGTGTCTGCATACCAGACTCAGATCGCTACACTAGAGGCTGACAACGTTTTGCTCTGGCAAAGAGTAGAATCTCTGGACTCCATGTGGGTTCGGGAGCAAGAGGTGAACCAAGCACTTCGTCTTGAGGTCGCCGCACTGAACGAAGAGTCGGATGCTTGGAGGTCGGTTGCCAACAAGAACATCTTCAGGAGGATCGGCGGGGCCGTGCCCTACGTTCTGGCCGGAGTAGCTATTGGCTCGCTCGTCCAAAACTGACCGGAAGGAAAAGCAGTTTGGGTTGAAGGCTGAGTGGATCCGGACGCTGCCCTGCCATGCCTGCGGGAAAGACGGACCCAGTGACCCAGCCCACATGAAGTCGCGTGGTGCTGGCGGAACGAGCGACCACCTCGTGCCCCTCTGTCGAGACTGCCACATGGAGCAACACTCCAAGGGCATCAAGACGTTCTTCGAGAAGCACGGGGTGATCGACACGCTTGACCTAGCGCAGCAGTACCATCACAGATGGACCTACCAAGACTACTGGCGGAACCGGAAGCGAGATCTGCTCTACTGATTCCTGAAGGTTCGATTCCAAAACGATCTGAGGTTATCGACCAGTCGGTCCCAGACTAACCTCACCCTGCTCGCCCCACGTCGGAAGTAATTCATCACCGGCTCTCCTTGGGTGTGTTGATACCAGACGTAAGCCTTATGAGAACTGATCAGGATGATTCCGGCAAGCACTGCGACCATAAGAGAGAGCAAGAACAGATCGAATAGAATTCTATAGATCATTTAGAGAACTCTCCTGTGAACTCTCCTGTTCGCCAATTTAATCGACCCTCCCAGATCGTCGTACTCTTAGTAAATCGCCCTTTGCACTCGCATGAGCCATTTGTTTTGTTACCGTCTATGTCACGGGGACGGTGGTATGGGCGAGAATGGGCACACAAAGTCCTATGATCGCCAGATGCGTACACCTTCCACGGGTTGCCGTCTCTGTCGGTGGTTTCCATATCAAACCTCCTCTATCGGCGTAGCCAACGCCTCACGATAGTCGTAGCCCGAATTGAAGCTCGAAGTCACAACCCTGAGTCGAGCCCAAACCAATTGGGCTTGATTGTAATCTTGAAACGCAGACTGCCAGTCGCGCCCACTGCTGTAGGAGTTGTCCAACTCAACCTTGATAGCGGCGATGCATCCTGAGATGTAACCCATATGCCATGCGACACTCTTGAGAGGCATCGTCTTGTAGTTGCTTTTGAGATAGGAAGCTTTCTCAGCCAGCTTATCCCTCAAGCCTTGGTGTGCGTTGCTTCTGCTGTGCTTACGCATTGTTCACATCCTCCTCTGTTGGGGGAGTGAAGTAAGAGTTGCCACACCACTCACGGCAATCCCAACTGTCTAGCAACACACCGTCCTTAATGCAGGTAAGGTGGTTGCTCGTGCGGATGATGTATGTGCCCTGCTCTGCGTAGTTGGTGAGCCGGAGCTTGCGACCGCGCCCATTCTTCATGGGGCTGTTCTTGGTCCACCCAAGCGACTTGAGGTACTTCTCCCAGAGCTTCGAGTTGTTGGGCATGTTCCCCTCACTCATCGCCAAAGCAAAAATCTCGTCATAGACCACCTTGTAGTCCATGCCGGTGCCATGAGCAATCGCTCGAATAACACAGTCGTTGATCCTGTCCTTCTTCAGGTCACAGGACCAGTACTTCTCCCTACCGCCGAATGACTTCTGCCATTCAACCATAATGTTCTCCCAAACAAAATGAATGATAGTTAAACATCGTATACCAATCGTAATATGATCATGTCACCCTGTCAAGGGGGTGAGGTTTTAGCCCCACCCCCCAGTCGGTTACCTAAGTACGCGCAACCCGCTCAAACCAATGAGACGGTCCGGTACTGCGTTCGAGACGGTACGGCCAAGGCTTGCGCAGAGGCCAAGGGGTCTTCGACACAAAACTGCCGCTAGGGTACATCTGAAAATACTCGTCAAAGTTCTTCCCGTTTTCCGGCGAGATGACGTTGTCCATCTTCTCAAGGGTGAGATATCCCTTCCGCGTCAAACCATAGCCGCCGAACCTCGAAGCAACCTCAAAAATTAAATCCTTCTTGAGCAGCGCATTGATGGTACGCGGCAACGCCGTGTACTCCATCGCATTCGTGCCATGGTAGGCGTTTTCAATTTCACGCAACGCCTTATGCTGAACAGTGCTGACCTTAATTCCCATCTCTTTGACTCCTTAGTGAACGTCGAGTCACTCAGGTGCAGGTGCATCCTCAGAGTGCTCGTACTTGGCTATGTGATCGCGAATCGTGTTGCCCAAGTCAGTCATGTCAGTCTTGAAGGGCAAACCCGGCGCGTCTTGCAAGTAGGGAGACAGGACTACAATCTGGTAGCGAACGCTTTCCAGTAACTTCTTTGTCGCCTCGTCCATCTTATCCTCACTTTGAATGCGCTCTGTTGCAGGCCAGAGCGTGAGCCTGGTCTATCGTATAGTCGTATGGTTGTCGAGTCAAGGGGGTTAGAAATCCCACCTGCCATCATCAACCTCTTCGGTAATGAAATCAGTCCACCTTCCAGTAGCTTTGTCGAACTCCAACTGGCAGTGTCCATTCTTGCCGATCCAGCCCCACCGCACCTTCCAGACATGACACTCCGGTGGCTCTAGGTCTTGGGGGTGTCGCCATGCAGTGATGCCTAGGTCAGCCTTAGCGAACCACGCCGCTGACCCTGCAATGTCGTGCCCAGTGATCAGCACTTTCTTCTCTGACCTACGGTCAGGTGAGACCTTGGTGGGGTGAGCTATGAAGAAGACGTGCACATCATGAGACTTAGCCCACTTCTGTATCTGCGTCAGCATCTTGCTAATCGCATCTGTTTCGCGGTCACTCTTTGGTAGCTCAATAAAATTGTAAGGATCAATCACCAAGAGCCTGCAACCAAGCTGCATCACTGCGGCTGAGGCCGTGTCTAGAATACCCTCAATCGTTGTCGGTCCATCTAGTGAGTGGTCCATGAACAAGAAGTGATCGTCAATGTACTCGTATGCGTAGTCCTTCTTAGAGCACTCCATCCTAGTAGAGGGGCCTTCAAAGAATGGCTGGTTCATTAGCTTCTGTGCTAACTGGGCCATGTGCAGGGCGGGTGGCTTCTCGAATGAACAGTACACTGTCTTGAGACCTTCCTGCCTAGCCAGATTCAAACAGATCTGGTCAATCAAATCACTCTTACCCGACGACGGAAAGCCGGTTACTACAGTCATCATGCCCGGCACGATCTGGATAAGCTGATCCAAGGATCTCAAACCAGTAGAGCTACCACTAATCTGTCCCTCTTCGTACAGAATATCGTATTCTTTTTTAAAGTCCCTAGCTCTATGCAATCCCACGGTCGGAAACGGATCACACACCTCCAGTTGTCCAAGCAAGTAAGAGGCTCCCTTTAGTTGTAACGCCTCTGAGGTGTCCTTGCATTCCCCTAGGTCTAGAGTCCAGAGCCTGCTCGTGCCGACACGTCTCTTGATCTCTTCCTCTAACGCACCGCCAGCCTCATCATTGTCAAAGCAAAGGATAATTCTCTTAGCACTTTCAAGTTGATCTTTAGCTCGCCAGACATACTGAAACTTCTTGTCTTCACGGGGGTCAACCTTGCCATCTTTAACCTTCGAGGGTGCCCCATTGGGGATGCTCATCACCGTCAGGTTATCTGGGAGGTCGCACGACATCCACGACAGGGCGTCCATCTCACCCTCAACTAGCAGTATGTCGTTGCCCTTCTTGTAGTTATGAAGATTGTAGAAGTCTTCGCAAACATTCTGTTGGCTGTAGTACTTGTTAGCACCTGCGCTCCGCCACTTAATGGCAGTAACCCCATGGCTGTCTTTGTACACAAAGCCTACCGCAGGCACAGCTTTCCCATTGAATGTGTAGGTGCCCTGAATCGTGTGCTCATCCATGACACCTTCTGAAATCTTGCGACTTAGTAGGTAGTCCTTTGCTATCTCGTTAGGCTCAGACTGCTTCGGTAGCGTAATGGTTTTTCGTTCTCGCATCTGCGGACTGAACCCGTTTGTTTTGTGCATCCACCCTCCACTGGTGTCACAGTGATGACAGTGGTATCTGACACCGTCAGAATCCACCTTAATTGATAGCGATTTGTCGTGCTTGTTCTTAGACCTAGTGTGGTGGCAGGCCGGACATTTCCGTTTGTGTTGCCCAATAGACAACCTCTCCCCTAGAAGTTGGATGTCACTAGGAACGTCTGCTTTTAACATGCCCTGCCTTTTAAACTAGTTTACTAAGAGTACTTATAATCTCATCTTGTTTTTCTACTGGTCCTACTAGTAAAACAGTTCTAGGGTTTTCCTTATCTAGACCATGCAAAACATATTTCATTTTGATTGATCTATCATTCTTGTAGATCTTGTCTTGAAGCAGATCTAGTATCAGGCTTTCATCAAGATCTGGTCTCCTAGTGCAATAGTAGATTTTCATAGCAATAGCGAGATCACCCTCTAACAAATCCTCTAGCACTGGGCACTGCAAATCGACAGCCTTCTTGTACAGAAGAGCCTTCTTCGATTTAATAAACCGGGGCTTGCCACCAATCGAAACCAAACGTCTTGAGTTTGCTTTCGAGGCTGGTTCTCCCTTGATCGTGAGAGCGATGATATCTCTGTCGCACCCCTTGCGCAATACTTGTTGGGTCATTACCATCCTTTCGTCTGTCGGGACGAGGACAATAGCAGCACAAAATCTTTATGGCAAGAAAAGGAGTTTTGCGTGAGTGAAACGGCCACACGCTTCAGGGTTTACGAGGATGCGGGACCGCCTCCAAGAAAGTCTGGACCACCAGTTAAGTGGGGCTACCTGCCGATGCATGAGATCGCTGTTAACGACATGATTGAGTTGACGATGACCGACGAAGAGGTTCGGGAGAAGATCAACGCAATCAGAAGTTATGCAGGTAGGATGACCAGAAAGACCGGAAAAAAATTTTCTATCAGAGTTACTGACTACGGCATTGGGATCTGGAGAACCAAATGACAGAAGCAACAAAGGATGGAGTGAACATCCTGAAGGGGGTTCCAATACCTCACAGGACAGAGAGACGCACCTATCCCTTCGACAGGTTAGGGGTGGACGATTGCTTCATGATAGAGTGTGAGGACATGAAGCATGAGCGCAGTGTTCGTTCTTCGGCTACACGATGGAACGACAACGATGAGGGACGCAGGTATATCGTCAGGCGCATGCCTGAGACTGATAGAACGGTTGGGGTGTGGAGAGTTTCTTGAAGCTCACTAACCGTTACGGCGCACCAGACTCTATCGTAGACGCTATCCGGAATGACCCATACACAAAGGATGGGGCAGATTTCAGCGTGACAGAGTTAATCAAACCGCCACAAATACGCCGGTTGTGGCACCTGCATGAAGACGACATCAGTGTTGATGTCAGAGAAGAGATCTGGAAACTGCTTGGCAAGGGCGTTCACAATGTCATTGAACAAGCTGACAGTGAGGGCACCAAAGAACGTAGGTTCCATGCAGAGCATGACGGATCCACGATCAGTGGTGCCATTGATCTGTTAGGTGACGACGGATCTATCACGGATTACAAAGTCACCTCAGCCTACAGTGTACAACGTGGGTTGAAGGAGGATTGGGAAAAGCAGTTGAACATGTATGCGTGGTTGGTCCGGCAGAACGGGATCACGGCTACCAAGCTGAACATCGTGTGCATATGCAGGGATTGGATGCGTTCGAGGGTGGGGAAGTACGACTACCCAGAATCTCCTGTCGTGGTAATGTCTGTGCCTATGTGGAGAGACGAGCGGCAGGATGATTACATAGCCCAACGGGTAAAGTTGCACACCCAAGAGCGCACCATTCCCTGTACACCTGAAGAGCGATGGGCTCGTGGTGCTTACCAAGTCAACGGTAGTGGCAAGCCACGCTCATTCGACACCATGAGAGAGGCGACAGACTACATCAACAAACAGAAGACGGGCAACTTCTCCATCGTAGATGGACAGGCGAAGTACATCCGTTGTGAGAGTTGGTGTGAGGTCGCAGAATTTTGTCCACAGTGGAAAGGAGAGAGAGGAAATGCCCGCTAAGAGTTTAACAGCAGGCAGTATCTGGAAGACATTGAGTTCGATTAATGTCAACGAGTTCACAGAAGAGAAGGGGGGTCTGACTTACTTGAGTTGGAGTCATGCCTACCGTCTCATGATGGAGAACTATCCAGAGATGTCGATCAAGTGGCACGGCACGACTGACTCGCAGGGTGTGACGAGGGATGTCACTTACTACGAGGGCGGTACGGCTACCGTATCATGCACTGTTCGTATCGGGGATGTTGCCCGTGAGATGTGGTTACCTGTGATGGACTACCGCATGAAGAGCATTGCTCATCCCTCAAGCAGGGATATATCTGACGCGAAAATGCGTTGCATGGTCAAGGCGTTCAGCCTGTTTGGCCTAGCGAACTACCTCTATTCCGGTGATGGCCTGCCGATGGAAGAGGCGAACGGCGTTACCAAGGCACCGGCAAAGAAGCCGATCAAGGCTAAGGCCAAGGCTCAGAAGAAGGCTGATCCTGTTGAGGAACAGGTGCAAGCACTCAGAGATCTGGCGAACCAAGTAGTTCAGGGCGGGTGGGATCCCGATCCGGCAACCGCATCAGAGATCAAGGCGGCTATCGCTGGACGTGACCAGAAGGAGATAGCCAAGGTCATGATCAACCTGCAAAAACTTTCTAAAGCGGCACTTCAAATCAACAACGACACAGTTCAAGGGGAACTGATTGATGCCTGATTACAAGAACCAACCGAAGCTAGACTTCGCGATCTTCAGTAACAAGTTCCGGCAGAGTGACCGGCACCCATCAAAGACAGGGACCATTGAGTTCACGGAAGAGTTTCTCCGTGCGATGGTGAACAAGGCGAAGGAAGGCGCGATGCCCAAGCTGAAGGTGGCTGTCTGGGATCGCACCTCCAAGGGCGGCATGCCTTACGAGAACGCTCGCCTTGAGATTGACCTAGCCAGCACTGGATCTGGTCCAGTCAAGGTCGAGGCTGAACCGGCGGCTGACGCAGAGGGTGATGGCCTCCCCTTCTGAGGAGAAAGTTAAATTTCTCCTGAGAGTAGAGGCGGGCACCCTTGAGACTTTGCGAAGCACTGCAAGTGTCAGGGGTGTCAGCCTGTCTCAGTTACTGCGAGACATACTGAATGACTATGTGCAGGCAATGGATCGTCCGATCATAGAGCACCGAGTAGATCCGTACAGTGTCCCTAAAAAGAAAAAGGAAAAAAATTGGTGGGAATAGAGGACAACAACGGTGATGCGATATCTTGCATTGTCTTAATGATTGATAGTTTAGCCAGTGAGAACAGGGCTGACGTAACTGTCCAGACCTATCACAACGATGACTGTGAGATCTTTCGCATGATGCAGGATGAGTCTGTTAGCAACGAGTCAATCAATCAGCACGAGCCTACTTCGAGTGAGGCTCGCAACCATCTGTACTCATGCAACTGCGATGCAACGATAGAGACTACGTTTGAGCGCGATGACGGTGAGACACTAATGGTTCAGTTCGTGCTGAGTGATGTGAAAGAAAAGCATCCTTGGCTAGACGACCCAGAGCAGACTAGGGACATGATTGAGTTAGCCTCAGACGACAAGCTTGCGCCTCTGATTGAAGAGATGAAGCCGTTGTTCAAGAAGCGGATGGGCAGGAGAGTTCCTATGGGTATCGGTGGGTTCAACCTAAAGAGTGACACGGTACATTGATTGCCTTGCTCGTGATCCTAGCACTTTGCTTTTGTATCTATGAGATGGCAAAGGCAATAGACAACGAGACTGAGAGATGAAGGAAAGTACTAGGAAATTTTTAGATGATCTGGACAGGTTGTGCGCGTATGCAGGCGGGCCACCCTCGCCACCGACAGGGCCAGAGGTAGGGAATTACTCAGAGGAAGACGGCAAGTGGAGGCGGTATCTGGGGTGGAGGTATTCGGAGCGGGGCGAGAAGTGTTGGAGCTACCTTGAGACCATGGCCCTTGATGCCTTGAGGCGTGGACACAAGCACTTCTCTGTGCGTGATGCCGTTGCTAGGTACAGGACAAATGAAGGAGAGGGAATCACCAACTGCTTTACTCCATGGTTGGCTGACGAATTGGTTGAAACTTATCCCGCTTTGCTTGATATTATATCACGGAAGCGAAGGACGAAAACAAAAGATGACGATTGACAGAGGGGCCTATGCCGGTGGTACCTCCCTACCACGGCGAGCCTTAAATAACCACAGAATGAACTACGTTTTCACGAACGTGGGGTGCCCTCTGTCATGACTATGTCAACTACTGATATAGATTTAAGTATTGCGGCAGAACTCAAGAGGCGTGGCGATATGCCATTGGCTATGTTTCGTGACCTTGTCGGTCGCGTCTCGGACATTGATCCTCATGGCGACCTAGCCTTGGTGAACCAAGCTTGGAATTGTCTCCTGTGTATGAACGTTAGCGATGAGTTCATTGAACTTGTGCGTAGATTACACGAGAAGGGACTAATCGACTCACGGAGGATGAGTCACATGGAGGCGGTTATGGTGCATGCATATGACGGCGTTGAAACGTACAAGTTACCTGTCGCAAACAAGATCCCTAAAAACGGCTACAAGGAGAAACGGTGGGCTCCTGTGCTAGTCTGGGCCGGAAAGGATGAATAAGTTGAGCAAGCTCACGCTACTTGGGGCCTGCGTAGCTCTCGGGGTTCGGTACGCTGTGAAGTACGGATGGCTGTGCGGATACACGCACTGGCAGGTAGAGCGCAGTAGGATGAGACGCGAAGATCTGCTCGAAAGGCTACGAGAGAGAGGCTATTGACCGGCGAGTGTACTCACTCATAGGTTAATTAAAACGCCGTGTTTCCCCTCCTTTGCGCGGCTCCCCCTAGGCTACGGTTTGGTATTCCTCTCCCCCGTACCCTAGGGGGTTTTTAGTTTACAGACTAATAAGCTTGAGGATTAGCTTGCGGATCCAGTTGATCTCGCCGCAGTTAGAATGGAGCATGGGTCCGGCCACGTTGTCGGGATTGTCCCACGCCTCTAGCATGGCCCGACACTCCTGACGTTGACACCCATAGAGCTTGAGTGCCCCTGAGTGTACGATCTCAGTGGGCTTGTGTCCCCTCACCACTGCGATGAGGAGACCACGCCTCAGCAACCGTCTTGCACCTCTTGTTCTCACAGCCCTTCTCTTGCGTCATCACGAACATCGTCCAGCTTGAGATACAAACTGTTCTCAATGTCCGCAAGCATCCGCTCTGACTCTTCTGTCAGTTGAGCGATTAGAATCTGAGAGCGATCACCTCCCTGCTTAGCAGATGTCAGCATCATCTCTCGTGTCCGGGCATACACCTTAACCTTACTCATAAAGGTGTTGATCCACGTCTGGTGCTCATGCCTAATGGTCATGTCTGCTTCCTCGCTCTGAATTAAACATGCTTGAAATCTATATCACCACATCAACATGTCAAGGGTTGATATCTTGCACGGAACCACCGCCCTGTTTAACATGGGTGTGAACCTACAGCCGGAGACACTATGACGAGGGGCACTACCCTAACACCAAAGCAGGCCGCGTTCTGTGCGTTTGTAGCACGAGGGGACACCCAGACGGAGGCGTATATCAAAGCCTATGATGTGCAGGGGGGAAGCAGACGAAGCGCATCCAACGAAGCGACCAAGCTCTGTCGGATGGACAAGATCAAGACACGAATCCAAGAGCTTAAAGACGACAGCGCAGTAGCTAAACGAGAACAGAAGAAACTCTCGAAAGCATGGATCATACAAAGCCTTCAGGCCGAAGCAAGCAACACCGACAACGCTCCAAGTGTGAGAGTCAGGGCACTCGAAATCCTAGCCAAGACTGAGAAGCTGTTCGACGATAGCACGTCAGTGAATATCGTACATAGGAATAGCGAGGAGATCTACCGAGAACTACAGGAAGCTCTCAGTGGTCTCGACTTCGATATGAATTGATATACCCTGTAGATGGTAGGCAGAGAACAAGCGCAGGGGCTCTTTCGCACGGGTTTTTTCGGCAAAACAGGGTCAAAGTTTCGCAACTCACCAAAAATTCAGGGCTTGACAGGGAAGTAAAACTAGTTTACTAGTAGAAAGAACTGTTTAAGTAGATAAACTGGTAGAAATACCTAGTAGAAAAGAGATAGGTAGTTTAAATAGATTACCTTTTATACTAGGAGAGTGGTCCGACGCCCGTACCTCGGCTGATTAAGGTTGACGCCCGTACCTCGGATCACTATAAGAGAGGTGTCATGGCTAGGTGGGCTGATATCTGAGTCCAGTGGCCCCCTTAGCATGACTTAAACGACCATGGACAACCTTCGCTCTGACGTTGGTGGCCTCTCACGTCCGTACCTCTGACGCCCGTACCTCTCACGTCCGTACCTCAGTCATATATATAGTGTGTGCGTGATACCTGTTGACACATAT